ATAACCGAAGCCGAATGGCCAGAACTAAGAGACGGCATAAGGTATGTTTATTCTTCTGACGCATATTATACTGAGTCAAAAGAACAAGAAATCCTACGAAGCCGAGTAGAAGTTTTAAATGGTCTTTCAAATTATGTAGGCGAATACTTCTCTAAAGAATATGTGCAAAAAGAAATTCTTAAGATGCGAGATGATGAAATAAATGTCATCAATAAACAAATAGAGGGGGAGGCACTTCAAGCCGAACCGCAACAATATCAAGACCAAGAAGGTGAGTAATTATGAGTGAAGAAACTGCAGAACGCAATGTAGAAAATGAACGTGCTGATGCTGTCCGTAAAATGATGGATCAGTGGAAAGATGGTAAACTGACAGATGCTCAGGATACTTTTAATAGCATGATGAATGATCGTGCCGATTCAATGGTAGCTGATAGAAAGGCTGAAGTTGCTTCTGGTATGTTTAATCAATCGGTCGAAGAAATAGATTTACCAGAACCGACTGCGGGAGAAGTCGCAGTTCCAGAAACTACTGCCGAGGCAGAACCAGAAACGGAATAAGAAAATGAAACCAAGTATACCACAAGACCTAGTAGACACAGTCTTTAAAATCCTCACAGGGGAAGAAATCGTTTCGGAAGAAATGATTACCGAGGAAGAAGAATGTGTCAACAAACCAGAAGCTGAAGAACCTACAGCTAATCATGGTGCAGCAGATAAAGGGGAAGAAGGGGATAAAACTCCTCCAACTCAAGGAAGCTCAAATACAGAAAAGTTTTATATGGCTCCAAACGCTACAATAATGCACCATAAAGAAGGCGAAGGAACAGTTCTTGCTACTTATGGGGAAGGGGTTGATGCGGTTGCTGAGGTTATGTTTAAAGAATCTTTAAAACGTGTTCCTGTTTGGGAACTTGAACCTGTAGGAGAATAATAAAAAATGGCGTCCACCAAAGCAAATTTAAAGTTAACACAGGTTCAAGGTGTCACTGTTGTTTCTGAAAACGGAAGCACACCTGCAGCCCAAACTATCGATATATCAGCTGACCTAAAGAAATCATCAGAAACTGTTTCTACTCCATTGGTCAACATCAGTGCACTTTATTGGACACTAGGGAGTGGCGCCACAGCAACTGTAACAAGAAATAGCGTGTTGTTACATACTATGCACATGTCAGGCAAATTAGAATTTTATGGGTTTGCCGACATCAGAGAACAAGCGTCAGATATTGTTGTCTCGGTTACAGGTGGTGCAGGGACAGTTATAGTGCAAACTTCTAAGGTTTCTGGTTATGGTTCGCAACAGCATCAGAACCAAGGAGATCTAGGCTAATGAGACTTATAAAAGAAATTAACGAGAATGTTCAATACATCTCAGAAGAAAAAGATGGAAAAAGAGAACTCTTCATTGAAGGAGTTTTCTTACAATCCAATTTAAAAAACCGCAATGGTCGTGTATATCCTAAAGAGGTTATGCAAAAAGAAGTTGCACGTTATACAGCAGAACAAATCGACAAGAACAGAGCATTGGGAGAACTTGGTCACCCAGATGGTCCAACAGTAAATCTGGATCGTGTCTCTCATATGATTGTCTCTCTGAAAGAAGATGGAGATAATTGGATCGGTAAGGCGAAAGTTCTTGATACTCCAATGGGTAAGATTGCTGCAAATTTAATTGAAGCAGGCGCACAACTCGGTGTTAGTTCTCGTGGTTTGGGTTCTATCCGAGAGAAGTCGGGTATAAGTGAAGTCCAAGATGATTTCATGCTTGCAACTGCTGCCGATATTGTATCAGATCCATCCGCTCCAGATGCCTTTGTTCAAGGGATTATGGAAAGCCGTGAGTGGGTTATGGTTGATGGTATTTGGCAAGCAAGGGAAATGGAACAGGCTCAGAAAATAATTAAGGAAGCCTCTTCCCATGAACTAGAAGCCACCAAGATGGCGGTGTTTAGCTCATTCCTAAATAAGGTTTCAAAGATTTAATTTATTATAAATAAAACTAGCAAACGAACTCTACAAGGAGAATAAAATGGCTGTAGAAAGCAAAATCAGAGAACTTCTCAAGGGTAAGCCAGAAATGGTAACCGAAGAAGTTAATGAACTAGACGAGTCTGCTGCACGACCTGCAGACAAATCACAAGGCGATGCTTCTGCACCAGCACAAGGCTCATCAGAAACTGCTTCAAGTGACTCGCTTGAATCCGATGGTCTAAAAGCTGATGCAGGTAAATCTGCCTCTTCAAAAGCAAAGAAAGACGGCAGTAAATCTGCTGCATCTTCCGAAGCTGGAGATCAAACCTCACCAACACAGGGTTCTTCTGAAACTGCATCGACTGAAGGTCAGGTTAATATGCCTGGAACTAAAGCTGATGTTAAAGCTGAAGACGCTGAATCAGAAGACGAAGTTCTTGAAGAAGAAATCACAGACGAAGATGTTGAAGCTGAATTAGAAGAGTCTGCTGAAGAAGTTGAAGAAGTTATCGAAGAAGATACATTATTCCAAGACGACATGACCAATTTATTCGCTGACGAAGAGCATCTATCCGAAGAGTTTAAAGTTAAGGCTGCAGGTTTATTTGAAGCAGTTGTTACGGCTCGCGTCGCTTCTGAAATCGAAGAAATTAAAACTGAACTAGCCGAAGAAGCTGCACTTGCACAAGAAACATTCGTGGAAGGTATGGTACAGAAAATTGATGGTTATCTGAACTATGTAGCTGAGAACTGGATGAAAGAAAACGAACTCGCTATTGAGCGTGGACTGCGCAACGAGATCTCTGAATCCTTCATCGGCTCCTTGAAAGAAGTTTTTGCCGAGCATTACATCGACATTCCTGAAGAAAAGTATGATGTTCTGGGCGAAATGCAGAGTGAAATTAATTCACTTAAAACCAAGCTGGACGAATCAACTGACGAAAAAGTTGCCTTGTCTGCTGCCAATGTAGACCTATCAAAAGATGCTGCACTCAAAGAAGCGACTGCTGACTTGACTGTAACTGAAGCTGAAAAGTTTGCGAAACTCGTTGAAGACGTTGAGTTTGATAACGATTACTCTGACAAGCTGGCTGTGATTAAGGAAAATTATTTCCCAACACAAAAAGCTGTAATTGAAGAAGATAAACTGATTGATGATGATTCAGTCGTTATCAGTGAAGATTCAACTTCGCCAATCAGCATTTATGCTCAAGCGATTTCTAAATCGGTAAAAAGATAATTTTTTATAAATAATAACAGTTAACACAACTAATAACTAAAAAGCAAGGAGACGAAAGATGTATCTTTCAGAATCACAAATGGAAAAATGGGGTCCCGTATTGGATTACCCAGAACTTCCTCAAATTAAGGACGCACACCGCAGAAATGTGACTGCTGTTGTTCTTGAAAACCAAGAGAAAGCTCTTAAAGAAGAGAAAGCTCAGTTGTCTGAATCAGCTAACGCAACTGGCGCATCAGTCGATAACTACGATCCAGTATTGATCAGCCTTGTTCGTCGTGCGCTTCCTAACTTAATGGCATACGATGTATGTGGTGTTCAGCCAATGACTGGTCCTACTGGGCTAATCTTTGCTATGAAGTCACACTACACTAGCCAAACTGGTGATGAGGCTCTATTCAACGAAGCTGACACAGACTTCTCTGGTAACTCTTCACCTACTCACGCTGGTTCTAACCCTGTTGATGGTACTTACACAACTGGTGCTGGTATGTCTACAGCTACTGGTGAAAGTAAGAACCCTGCAGAAATGGCGTTCTCAATCGAGAAAACTACTGTTACTGCTAAGACTCGCGCATTGAAAGCTGAGTACACAATCGAACTTGCTCAAGATCTTAAAGCAATCCATGGTCTTGATGCTGAGAGCGAATTGTCAAACATTCTTTCACAAGAAATCTTGGCTGAAATCAACCGCGAAGTTGTACGAACCATCTACAAAGTTGCTAAGACTGGTTCTGCTTCTACTGCTACTGCTGGTACTTTCGACCTTGACGTTGATTCAAATGGTCGTTGGTCAGTTGAGCGTTTCAAAGGCTTATTGTTCAACATCGAACGTGATGCTAACGTGATTGCTCAAGACACTCGTCGCGGTAAAGGTAACTTCATCATCTGTTCTTCTGATGTTGCTTCTGCTCTAGCAATGGCTGGTGTACTTGATTACGCTCCAGCACTAAACACTGACTTGAACGTTGATGATACTGGTAACACTTTTGCTGGTGTATTGAATGGTCGTTATAAAGTATACATCGATCCATACTCAGCTAACACTGGTGCTTCTTCTCAGTTCTACACAGTTGGTTATAAAGGAACTAGCGCATATGATGCTGGTATTTTCTACTGCCCATATGTACCTTTACAACAAGTTCGCGCTATTGACCCAACAGACTTCCAGCCAAAAATCGGCTTCAAGACTCGTTACGGCATGGTTGCTAACCCATTTGTTACACAGGCTAACGGCACAACTGATGCTGATACGTTCACTGCTGATCGTAACCAGTACTATCGTTCTGTTAAGGTTACAAACCTTATGTAAAATAAAAAGAGTTGAGTCAATCAACCATTTTAAGGGGGTCTTCGGATCCCCTTTTTTTTGCGTATAAATAAAGTATGGCATATAACCCGACAACAAATATCACCGAATCAGAATTCACTCAGAACAATCCTGCTGAATTAGATTTCTTGCGCCCGAATGGGTTTAGATTTCAAATTGCTAATATACCTCAGGTTTCTTTTTTCTGTCAAGCTGCAAATATCCCACAAATATCTTTGGGAGCACCGCAGATGGAAACACCTCTTTCCACATTACCATTCCCTGGAGACAAAATACAATTCGGTGAACTAATGGTAAGGTTTCTTGTTCAAGAAGATATGGCAAACTACCAAGAACTTTATAACTGGTTGTATGGATTAGGGTTTCCAGAGAATACTGGTCAATTCACTGACTTCATAAACTCTCAAGAGTATAGAACTGCTACGTCACAAAAGAGCAAGAAAGAAGCCATCGCTCAAGTAAGTGATGCTACATTGTTTGTTCTTGATTCGAACAACAACCCAACTATCAAGATTACTTTCTATGATGCATTCCCGACTAGTCTAGAAGGTCTTGATTTTGACATAACACAAGGTGCTGGTGATTACTTCACTGGTATCGCAGGTTTTAGATATAGGACTTATAAGATAGAAAATTTGACATAGAATTATTATTATATTAT